GGCGTGGACGTGGAACCGTCATCACAGCCCGTCTCATGCACCAGAAGTCTGTTGTTGTAATCCGTTGCCATCGGTACATCCTGCACAACACTTGCGTCCACCCACGCGGTGCGGGCCATCGTGCCGTAGTACCAGATCTTCTCTGCGTAGTTGTAGACCACGTAGCGGTCTATGGTCGTGGACCCTGCAGAGCAGTAGAACCACCACACTTCGCTGAACTGCTCTACGGTAGACGCAAAAACCTGCAGCGGCTGGCCGTAGTTGAAGTCGTTGAAGATGTACTGGCGCAGGTCGCAGTTGAGCGTCTGCACGCGCCCGTCGAAGGCGTAGAACTTCTCGTAGCCCATCCAGTAGGTGACGCCTGCGGCGGTTGCCCAGGCGCGGTCACTGACGATGGAGACGTTGTCCGCGAGGATCTGTGAGCCCCACACGATGGGCGGGCCGAGGTACTGGAGCGAGTACAGCGACGTGTCTGTCCAGACCAGAATCTCCTGGCGCACTTGCGCGACCGCTTCGATGGCTGAACCGTGGGACAGGCGCAGGCTGCCTGCTTGGGTGGTGGCCGCAGGCGTCCAATTTGCCGCCGTCTCCTGATCCGACCACCGGATCAGCATAGGGTCCAGATCGGTTGAGCCGTAGTCCGTCGTGCCGAAGGCCAGAACGAAGCGTGAGGCGTCGGAGACGACGATGTAGTTCGCCTTGCTGGGCGTGTCGCTTGCCCCTGGGAGCGTCGAGATGTTGACCGCCCGTGTGCCCGTGCCAATCGTGGTCGCCGTCCAGTAGTAGATGCCCCCGCCCTTGGGGTTGATCAGCAGGTCGTTGCCGAAGTTGTAGGCGGTCCAAATGCCGATGTTCAAAGGGGTGAAGGGCGTCGAACTGCCACCCCACACGCCGCTGCCCCAGCCGCCGCTGCCCCAGCCCGTGCCCGAAGCAGGCGGGTACTGGATCGTGGACCCGACGTTGACCTGATAGGCGGCAACCACCGCAGCGCCCCCGCCCGAGCCGGCTGCGAGAGCGGCGGCATTCGGGATGACAGGAAGCTGGATGGTGTAACTGTTGACGTCAACAACTGTGACTTGGTACTCTTGGTTGAGCACAGCCGCAGTGATGTTGGTGCCCGCACCGCCGATATCCACCGCACCGCTGAAGGTGACAAAGTCTCCGGTAAAGCAGCCGTGCGCAGTGTCGGTCACCGTGCAGGTAAGGGACGCCGTCAACGCAAAAGGATTGTTGTTGATTGTGCTTGTGGCACGCAGCGGCGTGATGTCGTAATAGGCGCCGTACTGGATGTAGTACTTGAGGTTCGTGCCGACACCGACGTACTGCGTCCAAGGCCAGAGAGACCGACAGACACCCAGGAATTGATCGGGCAAGAGCTGCTGCCACCCGCCAATCTTCTCAGGCTGGCCTGAGCGAAAGCGCACCTTCTCGCAGAAGTACCATCCACGGTCTTCCGAGGCATAGCGGGTGTTCTCGCGGAACACCCCCGGACGAATGCGGACGGCCTTCAGCGGCATACGATTACCTCAGAAACAGCGCGCGCTCATCTCTGCGCCGCTTGACAAGACCCGGAAGTTCTTTGCCGCCAGCCTTGGTCCACTGCATGAACGCGTCTGCGGCTCCCTCGATGTCATCGCGGTTGGCCTTCATGCGGATCTGGCTGCGCTGCAGGTTGCCTAGACCGGCGTTGTACGCAAAAGAGACCAGAGCGTCGAAGCGCCCTTGATGACCAGCACAGCCGGGAACCAGACGAAGAACACCTCGTTCAAAAGCAGCGACGTCCACCGCGAATAGTCTCTCGATCTCTTCCTTGGACCAGACACGGTTGTGCTCCGGACGTAGCGGGTAGTTCATGCGGATGAACCCAGTGTAGCCCTCTTTGCGAACCATGGGCAGTTGGATCTGGTCCTGATACAGGACGTGCCCGTATCCGACGGTCCAGATGTGCGCAGGGCACAGGTAGGGCCGGGTTCTGTAGCCCTCATACCTGTGCATCAGCGCAGCGCCCTCGGGGCTGAGCTTCACTTCTTGCTCCACTGCCTGCTGCCGAACCAGAACCCAATGATCCCGCCCAGCATGGCCATTTCATCTTCGCTGAAGATGATCGCGGTAACGCGAATCAGGTCGTCAACCGACTGAATCAGACCCGGATGCTTCCAGACGTACAACGTCAAGGCCGCATTGATCAGCACCAACTCGATGATGAAAATATAGGTCACCGTCGGGCGCACCGTGCCGACGTAGTTGGCAACCCAGCGGCTGGCTTTCTCCAGCACCTTCTCGTCGTGCCTGAGCGCCGCCTCGGTCATCTGCGCCTCGGTCTGCATCGCAACCTGTTCGACGCGGATCTCCTCCATCTTGGCCTGGGAGGCGTACCCCTGGGCCGCAAGCTGGAGTTCACGCTCGGTCTGAAGCCGTGCCAGAGCGATCTCGTGCTTCTGGTCGCTCTTGTTCTGGAAGAACTCCAGCAGCTTGGGCAGGCCGCTGATCAGCAGACCACCGAGGGTAGAAAGCAGAGAGAGCATGTTTACCCCTTGGTGGAGATGACATCATCACCGCGCTGGACGGTGACCTTGTCGCCTTCGACGCTGACCTTCATGGACGCTTCCTGACGCTCAGGCTTGTCCAGGCGCCCGATCAACTCCTTGATGATCGTGATCTCGGGCTTCTCTTCCTTCTTGGTCTCGTTGACGATGCCGTTGACCATCTGGATCAGTGCCATCGTGGCGGTTGCCACCAGACCAATGACAGCAGGAAGCGCTTCGGTGTTCAGGAAAGCCGACGACACAACACCCACCAGCACCAGCAGGAAGATCCAGATGATGGCCGTCTTGCCGATGGCCTTGGCAGCGACTTCCTTGGCGGTGGCCTGAGCCTCCAGCCGTTTGAGTTCAACTGCGGCCTGGGCCTTCAGGGTGTTCAGGTCAATCGGTTCCATGATGGCTCCTTAGTTCATGGCTGTTGGGGCGCTGGCTTGGGGGGCTTGGGCGCGTTTGTGACACATGCCGTGCCATTCCAACTGAAACCGATCTGGCCTTGCCCTACAACGTCAGTAAGCACAAAGTCTTGTGCTGTTTCGTCGTAAAGCCAAAGTAGCGAAGAGGCTGTCGCTTGGACCAACGCAAAGTAACCTGAAGGAGGTGCCCACGTATCTTGATTACCGTCCCAAAGACATACGTTATCCACAGTGTTTGTGGCAATACTGATCAGCAGGTAGTTTTGGATCATGTCCTACCTCACCATTCAAAAATGACGATACCTGCGGCACCCGCCACACCTGACGAGGACGAGCCTGCTCCCCCCACCCTACCACCCCCGCCACCGCCAATAGCGTTACCGGCTACATGTGAATACACAGGAGTAGAGAATATCGAAAAACCCGCAATTGCAGAGGTTGTCCCAGAACTTCCAGACATGTTTAGGTCTCCGTTGGTAGCGGTGCCACCACTCCCCGGAGAACCTACACCAGAAACACCGCCACCGGCGCCTCCGTTAGCCGTTACAGTAGTAATACTTTGCGTACCACTTGCTATGCTACTGTTCCCGCCCGCTCCACCGGCAACGCCCGAACTACCGCTCGCAGTTCCGCCACTACCAACAGTAACGGAAATCGTATTCCCAGAAGTAAGGCTTGTAAGCCATTTGATTGCTGTAGCACCCCCTCCACCAGCCAATACCTCACCGTTAGTAGGCGCTCCGGCAGTACCGCCACCGCCCCCCACAAGCGTTACTTTTACCTTGGTGATACCAGAAGGTATGGTGAACGTGCCGTTAGAGGAAAAAACTTGTGTCGTTGGGCCAACATATCCCGCCGCAGGAGCCGTACTTTGCCAAGTAGTCCCGTTGGAAGTGAGGACGTTCCCCGCCGTACCCGGCGCTACCGTCTGAACAGCAGAGGTGTCGTTGCCCAGCAAGACGTTGTTCGCAGCCAGGGTAGCAGCGCCAGTACCCCCAGACGCCACAGGAAGCGTGGTCGTCCACGAAGGAATGCCCGCAGCGACCGTCAGGACAGCGTTGGTTGCGCCCACCGTCAGCTTGCTGATCGCCGTGGTGCTGGAGGCGTACAGCAGGTCTCCAACCGCGTAGCTGGACTGCCCAGTGCCGCCAGAGGTCGCGGGCAGCGCCGTACCAAGCGTCAGGGAGAATGCGTAGTTCACCGCCTCGTAGACCCCGGCGCTCGTCACACGCAAGAGCATGGACTTGCCGTTGGGCACCGCCACGCTGGCGCCCCCTGACGTCTCGACCGTGACCGTGCCGCCCGCGCTGTTCGTGACGGAGTACAGCTTGGCGATGCCGGAGACCGTGGCAGGGACACGCACCGTGGCCGTCTGTACGCTGGTCAGCGAGCCGGTGATGACCAGCGTCATGTTCCGGGCGTCGGAGGATGCGCCGTCTGCAATCGCAGGCAGCGTGGTGGTGCCCCCAGAAGTCACGGCCACATCGACCGAGCCCACCACCGCCTGATCCACAAGGTCCGTCAAGCGGTCGTTGACCGTGGTGCCCCAGCCTGCGTCGTTCAGCCCGGGCTTCGCCAGCTTCAGGCCCGTGGTGTAGGTATTCGCCATGATGGCCCTCAAGTTTGGATTTCAACCCAGCCCGGGGACTGGGTATCGTTGATCTCGACCCAGGTCGTGGACGGC